CGAAGCCGACGATTTGCGCTACTACCGCGCAGCTTTCCGCAGCGCCTTGCTGTGGTCGGTGATTATTGTGGTGCTGATGGCGCTGATTGCGTGGTTGGTATGAGGCCGCTCGCATGGATGGTCAACGAGGGCAAGGTCTGCATCCTCATCACCCGGCGCAGGGCGGAGATGCAGTACTGGGTGGACCTTGGTTGCACCGTGGTCCCGCTCTATGCGTTGCCCCCTGTGTAACGCCCCAACCGAGACGCTGGACACGCGCCAGCAACCCGACAACACAACCCGCAGGAGAATGAAGTGCTACAACAACCACAGGTTCTGGACGGAGGAACGACACGTCGATTTCCCCGTACCCTCAACGAAGCGTTTCCCGTTGGCGCCGAGTACGGCTGCGCCATTACCTGCTACAGGAACCCCAACGTCGGGTTCTGGGCCGGGGCCTTGTGCCTGTTCTTGACTTTTGCAGTGGCGGCGTCATGGATCTGAAGACCCAACTACTACGCGAGGAAGGCGCCAAGTCCTGCGCCTATCAGGACAGCCTGGGCTACTGGACCATCGGCGTAGGCCGCTTGATCGACTCGCGCAAGGGCGGCGGGCTGTCAAACGATGAGATCGACCTGTTGTTGGACAACGACATCAAGCGCAACTACGAAGCGGTGCTCAAGGCGCTGCCGTGGGTTGACAAGTTGTCCGACGTCCGCCAGGCGGTGCTGATTGAGATGGCGTTTCAGATGGGGCTGAAAGGTCTGCTCCAGTTCAAATTGATGCTGGGGTCGGTCGAAGATGGCCAGTACGTCGAAGCGGCGGCAGAGATGGTCAAGAGCCGCTGGGCTATGCAGACGCCTGCCCGTGCGTATCGGTTGGCGTCACAAATGGAGACTGGCGAATGGACCCCCTAACCGCAGGCGTCGAACTGGCGCAGACCGTCATCACCCGCATCTGGCCGGACAAGTCAGCAGCAGAGGCGGCGCAGCTTGCCGCCCAGGTCGCCATCGTCCAAGGCCAACTGGACGTCAACCGCGCCGAGGCATCAAGCCCCAGCGCCTTCACCAGCGGCTGGCGCCCAGCCATTGGCTGGGTCTGCGCGTCGGCCTTGGCCTGTCAGTACATCGCCAGGCCGCTGGTCCAGTGGGCCGGCATTGTGCTCGACCATCCGCTGCCGACGTTGCCTGGCATCGACGATAACCTCTGGCAGTTGATGCTTGGGATGCTCGGGCTCGGTGGCCTCAGAACTTTTGAGAAAACTAAGGGGGTTGCGTCGTGAACGAACGAATAAAAGAACTACTTGCCCGACCTGGGCTTGAACGGCTGAACGACTGGGTTAGCATTGGCCCGGTGCAAAGAACGGCGTTAGAAGAGTTTGTTCAGTTGATTGTTCAGGAATGTACCAAACATATTGAAACTGCCGCTTATCACGATTCGAGTGAGGATTGGGAGTATGGTTATAACACTGGGTTAGTCTCAGCAAAAGTGTTGATTGAAAAACATTTCGGAGTTGAACCATGAACGACAACCCGTGGCTGATTGCAGGGGTCATAGACCGCACTAGGGAAATGGCAAAAGAACTTGGCTTTCGGCTTGAGCCTGGATCGTATAACAATATTGAGATCATGGCAGACAACCCGCCCTACGGCAAGAACGTAATGCTTGCCAGATTAGAGGATTGGCCGACAGCAAACCTGTACTTGCAGGGCTACCGGCAGGGAAAGTTGGAGATGACTGCGCTGGCAAAGGGTAAGAAGACATGACTAAAGTTTACGCATGGGTAGACATTGATTCGCAACTCCGGTCAAAACAGACTAGTCTACGGGACATACCGCTTTACACAAAACCCCAATGGCAGGGGCTGACGGATGATGATGTAAATGAAATCACACAAGATGTGATCGCGTTCAAGAGCGATGTTGTGGCTTTTATTAGAGAAGCGGAAGCAAAGCTTAAGGAGAAGAACACGTGACCGAAACCGAGAGAAACCTAGACCTCCTGCTGGGCGATGCCCTAGCAGAAAATGAGCGGCTGCGGCGAGAGTTGAAGTACCAAGACGCTAGGGAGAACCACATTGGTACGCATAGCCCCGACTGCTGGTCTTGGGGTCCGCGTCACTACGAGTGCGCGCTGCGGCACATCAGGGGATCAAATGATGCACCCTGACACCGAACTCCTAATCCACCTCGCCGCTAACCTAGCGCGGGAGTACCCGAAGGGGGCGAGTGCAATTGCCCTTTGTAAGCGGATGGCGATCACGCATTTCAAGACGAAGAAAGTTCTACATCTCGCCCGCAAGATGGGGCTGCTGGGTGTGGCGGGCAGTGGAGTGACGGCTCGCTGGGCATCGCCGGAGATGGCTATACAATTGGACGAAGGCCGCTGGACAAAGCGTAGACTACAGCACAAGGCAGCGAAGGCCAACCGAGTTGCCCGGAAGCTGGAAAAGGAAGAGCTTACCCCTAGACGAGTAGCTAAACCTTTCATCGTCAACGCCCCTAACAGCGTGTTTCAGCTTGGCGAATGGATGCAGCGATGAGACCCACCAAAGCCGCCATAGACGCCATCAGGGACGCCTACATGGCCGACGTGATGACCATGCGCAAGCACGTCCTGGCGCTCAATGACCCGCATCTGGAGGACGCTTGGGCCGGAATCGAGACGTTTGCTGCCGTGGCGCTGCGGGTGATGGCCAAGACCAACCCGAGCAAGCTCAAGAGCGAGATGGTGACTGTGGGTATCTCGGCGTTGCTATGAAAATCGCTCCGATATCACTCAAGTTGGCGCAGGAATATGTGCGCGAGCATCACCGGCACAACAAGCCGCCAATAGGTCACAAGTTCAGCGTCGGCCTGTTTGTCGATGACGTTCTTGTGGGCACGGCGACTGCTGGCCGACCAGTGGCGCGAATGTTGGACGATGGGCTGACGCTGGAAGTGACGCGCACTTGCACCGATGGAACGCGCAACGCCAACTCAAAACTGTATGGCGCTATCTGCCGTGCAGCTACTGCGCTTGGCTATGCGAAGTGCGTGACGTACACACAACATGATGAGTCTGGCGCATCGTTGCGCGGCGCTGGCTGGGCAGTTGCCGCCCAACTTCCGGCCCGAAAGGGTTGGGATGCGCCAAGTCGGAAACGCTCCGACATAGGGTCGGGTGATGTTGCGCGTATCCGCTGGGAGCGAGTGCTATGAGCGATCGGCCTTGCCGTCCAGCTTGTCGAAGATGCGCGCCAGCATGTCTTTGATTTCTTTGAGGTCCGACCTGTAATCGTCCCGCGTCACATAGGTCTTGGGTAGTTCAACCGACAGGCGGGTCAGGTCGGACTTCAACTCTTTGACCGCTGCCCACAACTCCCTAGCGAACCACCCGGTGACGGCGCAAGCAGTAGCCAGGCCAATGTCGATCAGGTGTTGCGAATCCATCAGAGCATCCTTGCGAGCAGTGGCACCGCCCCACCGGCGCAGGTTGCTAGGGCATCAAACCATTCTACCCCGTGCGTGGGCGTCAGCCCCGCCTTGATGGCTCGCTGATTGGAGAGCCAGTCGAGCACTTCCTTGCCCATTGCGGCAAGCACCACGAGGCCGTACGACACATCCATGCGTCTGGTTATGGCGAAGCCGATCAGGAAGATCAGGGCGCCGTAGATGGCGTGGTTGGCCTTATCTTGCGGGAGCGAGGGCATCATGGCGCGAGTGCGTTGGTTACGGAAACAGCGGCAGGCGCAGCCTGGCTTCTAAGCGCGGCACCAAGTTTGTTCGACGTAACGCCAATGTTGGCGCGGGTGGCTTGCGCTTTGGCCAGTGCTTCTGCGGCGCCGCTAGAAGTGGACAATTCGTTGGCGATTTGCGCTGCCAACTTTTTGTCTATGCGGCCTTCAAGGCGCCCTATCAACGTGTTAACAAGCGACATGATGCGGTTCAACGGGAGCATGCGCGGTTTCATTTCCGACTGAAACAATTTTGCTGCTGTCGTACCTGCTTTACTGCCTTGAGTTGCAAGTTCTTCAAACTTTGCTCCTGTTGCCAGTTCCGCTTGAATCTTTGCCACAACTGCGCGAATTTCAGGCATTCCTTGCGTAAGGTTGTCTAAGTTCTTGGCTGCTGCCATAGCGTTGGTCGGCAACTTGCGGCTTATTTCTTCTACCAACTTCAACGTTTCAGCGGCGTCCTTCATGGCGGCAAACGTCTTTGCAGCGGTTTCCGGCTCACTTGCCTTGAGCACCCGCATGATGCCGGCCTCGTTGGTGGTGAGGTGGTCCAGTATCTTGGCACCATCTTTTAGCGCCGCCGCGTCTTGCATGACGCCCCGCGCCAGTGCGGACTTGGCCGGCGCGTCCATGCGCCTCAGCGCCATGTCAGCCGTCATCGGGTCTGACACTATCTTCTGGCGCAAGTCTTTGACGTACTTAAAATTCAAAGTGTCTGAAGCAAGTTGCAACGCTTTGTTTTCTTCAGCAAACTGCGCAATAACCGATGGCTTGATGTTGGCTTCTTGCGCTGCCAAGGCTTCCGTTGCGGGTGTGAATTCGGCTTTTACTTTGCCGGGGATGGCTTTTGTTGCTTCTTTGACGCCTGCTGCGGCGGTCTCAATCCCTTGCGCCTGGCTAGCGATACGGTCGACCTCGGAGCGAAGTCCCATGCCTGCTTTGTCGTATACGTCAACAATCTCTTTGTTTTTGGCTAGCCATTGCCTTGCTTTGTCTGCGGACACTTCTGTGCCTGCACCAGTGACCTTGCTGACATCTCTACGGACCTGATCCAGAATGCCGTTCTTGAGAACTTCCATCGCTGCCGGATCGCGGGCAAACGTGCGAACGTATGCTTTTGCTTCTTGGATGGTACTGATGCCAGTGGGCACTATTTGTTCTGGTGACAGTTGGGGCTGTCCCAACCGGGTAGACCGCTCGGTAGTAGAGAGCTTGCCCGTGTAGAACGG